CAACAGGCGCGTTTGCCCCTAAGTTTTCTCCTGTCTTTTGATCAGCTACCGTTGCAAATCGTGTTCCTGTTTGTACAACAAAACCAAGAAGAGCATATAATGTTTGACTTGGTTCTTTATAAGGCAGTGGTAAAAGTCCTGCACGTAGATCACCTGACGGTGCATCCACGTCTCTAAACTCACCTGGTTGTAACGGCGCATCATCATCTTTGATCCGTAGGCCGCGGGCCTTGAACCCTGCAGGTAGGTTGGATAACGTTCCTGCATCAATCAATTGACGTAGTGCAGCAGTCGCGGTTCGCGACAAACCGCCCAGCATATGAATTAATCCAAATCCATAAAAGCCTAGTCCTGGTAAAAATTTAAAGTGTACAAAGTATTGATCTTTTTTAAATAGAGGATCCATCTCTCTATAGTTTCTGTAAATAGATAAAATTCTACCTGATCCTTCGTCCATCGTTACAATGTATGGTAACTTTACACCACTTTCTGTTTCAAAACCTGGTAGATCTAAATCACAATGCACTTCTAATAATGTGTAATTATCATCTTCATAATTTGTTTTTTCTACACCAGATATTTCACGTTCTTTCTCTAAAATACGATCTTGTTCGGTCGATACTTCTAGAGATACGTCACGGTAAAAACCAGATACTACTAATTTTTTAATATCATTTTGAGAACGTCTCAGGATGTGTGTTACGCGTTCCGCAGACTGTAAATCAGTTGCCGTGTAAGGCACTACAATATCATCAGCAGGAACAAATTTAGAAACAGCTCTACCTAATGTGCCATCAAAATATACTTTTTTGAACGCGGACCCTGCTAAAGGTAAATGAAATAACATCTGATCTAACTCTGGATCATACTCTTCCATCTCATGCATAATCTGATAGTTCATAAATTCTGATACACGCTCTGCTTGTTGTTGTTTTAGTGTATCTTCTTTTCCAATAATTTGTGTTCGAACAGGTCCTCCTGCAGGTAATAGTTCTCTGTATGCTTGTGCTTGAAACTGTGTAACACTCTCTGCTAATAGTGGATGGGTAACACCACTTGCTCCTTGAAATGGTTGAGAGCGTTCTTCGTATTTAAAACCGAGTAAGTCTAAACCTTTGGTGTATGTTTCTTCCCAATCTTTTCTAGATATTTTGTCGTCTTCTACTTTACCAAGAAGTTCGTTTGAAATAAAAATTAAATCATTCTCTTCCATGTACTCCGCTAAGTTAGAGCCAAATTGAATATCGGGTTGTTCTGGTACGTTACCAACGATCGCCGACCCATCTTCCATTATTTCAATGTTTGCATCACCTGTGTCTTGAACTTCTATATCGACAGGAATAGATTGTTGTGGCTCTGTTCCGTCGTAATTAATTGGTCTGTCTACTGCCATGTTTTTCCTTATTTATATATCTTAAACAGTTGCCCCATTTCTGGTGTTAATTCTATACCAAAGATAGGTTCTGTATCATATACCTTTTCTGTTGCACGTTCAATCTTATATCTTCCTCCCTCTTTATCCACAAGGTCATTTGCAATATTTTCTGCTTGTCGGTAGGTATCACCGATGCCCATCTCAGCTCCTGTATCCTGATTAATAATTTTAAAATAATTTGTTGAGGTCGGATTACTTGTTGCGGAATTCAAAATAACGACTCTTGAGTTATAGTCATTTGCTAGTTTTTTCATAATAGACTCACCCACGCCTGTATAGTGGGTGCCTTCAGGGGTCACGGTCAGCGGTCCGCCGTAGAACTCGTCTGTGCCTACGCCAGGATATTGAGTTCTCTCTAACGACGCATCACGGCCACTTGCTACAGCATTCGTGAAATTCTCAATTCGTCGTTGTTTATCTCTTGCTCTGTCTTCAACAGAAGTGGCTGTGCTTCCATCTTGTGTCCACATATCTCGTCTATTAACTCCACTTTGAATACCAATAAAACTCGGTGCGTTTGGATCTTTTTCTACAAACTTACGATGCCATGCTTCTGCCACCGCTTGTTTAAAGACAGCATCGGCCCACTGTAATCTATTTTTAAGCGGTACATCCGCATATAACTGGCTCATTAAATCTTTTGAAATAGCCTCTACCATTGTGTCAATTATCGCTGTTTGTTGTCCTTTTACTTTATCTCTATAAAAATTAATTTGCTCTGCATTCATTTGATATGGTCGTTGACGCGCTAAAGCTGTCAGCTCTCGTTGAAGATCCATTAACTGATCGTATTGACTTTGCAACTCTAGTCGACTCGCTCCAACAGGTCTTGATACACCATATCCTCCTGTATCTTTTGTTTGTTGAAAATATGTTAACAGTTCATTATCTTTCATACTTTCTAACGGAATATTTTGATCCGCCATTACTTTTAATTTTAAAGCGAGGTCTCTTGCTTTTTTTGTTGCGGCTTGTGATAAATCAGATTGTAATTCTTCTACAACTGTTGCTGTTACTTCTTGTTTTTTTGCTGGTTTAAAAGCATCTATTCGTTGAGCTTCTTCGTTGTATTGTGTTTGTAGTTTTTTTATTTGTTTCTTTTTTTCTTTTGCTTGACCTAAAATAATCTGCATCGCTCTGTTGTTATTAATTCTACCATTTGATTTTTCTACTAAGTCCTTTACGGCTGTCATCACGGCTTGTGTGTCACGAGCATCAAAAACATCATCAACGATATTTAAAGTAGCGATAGGATCTTGAGCTAATTTTTGAATTTTGTTTTCTATATTCTGTAATTTTGTTTTATCAGCAACACCCTTTGGTGAAACAATTTTACCTGATTGTGCGTCTACTGTTTCACCTGGTAAGATAAAAGCAGGTCGGTCCGTTTGCCGCGACCAAGCAATCATGTAGTTATCTCGTTGATCACCATATTGTGAACCAAACGTATGAGAGCCTACACCAGGAGACTGTCCTGGATCACCACGAAGAGCGGTGAAAGGAATACGTAAAACTCTTTCTCTATAGGTATTCGGTACAAAGCCAGAGTTTAAACCTTGATCATAGTTTGATTCTTTGTAAGTATTGCTTTTATTATACTTGTCTGATCTAAAACCATACGCATCAAAATATACTTCACGCAGTGGTGACTCGTTTGATATTTGTAACATTTCACTTGATAGAAGTGGCAACCCTCGATCTGTTTTTGCTTTGATGTATGCGTCTAGTTTTGCATCATACACTTCATCAACACCTACTCCGCTTGCATTAAAATAATCTGTTAATTCTTTTTGCGTATTAAAAACTTGTGGTGCGTTTTGTTTTCGAAGTGCTGTATCTAAATTAGAATAATAAACTTGACCATCTATCTTTTCAGGAAAAGCCATACCAGGATAAAGCTCCTCGAGCTTTGTTCGTTGGGCCGCGGTTGGATTGTATATATCAGGAACATCCATTCCCTCTTCTCTAAACTTTGCTTTACCAAACAATCTAGAAAAGAAACCGCCCGTACTCGCTTTAACTGGTTTCACTAAGCCTCCTTGTGCTTTTTCTATTATATCAGATCCTTCAAATAATTTAGCATTTTGTTTTTTTGTTTTAGCAATTTTATTTACTGCTGTTATTGCTTTATTAACATCTGTTTGTGTTACGTAGTTTTTGTTCATTGCTTCAATCATTATCTCAGAAATTTTTTGATCGATAGGCATGGCTTGACCAATTTTTTGTCCAGGCGCTATTTCACCTTCAATTCCTAGTATTCTCATTTCTTTATCTATATCTTGAAGTTTTTTAAAATCTGCTTCATTTCCCTCGTTTGCATATCTTATATAAAGTTTTCTTGCTTCTTCTTCATACCCACTTTGAATAACTGAATTGTATTCCGAAACATCAATATATAACTCAGCAGGATCAGCACCTTTCCCGTATTTATCGGGGGAT